CCCGCGAGGGAGGGCTTCTTGGAAAACTTCCAAGACTAAGCTGGATGACCAGGTCAGTCAAGAAAAGTACTTCGCAAGAAGTATGGATCTTAATATGATCGCGTGCATCCTGAGGGCTATACTAGTGTGTCTAGTCCTCTCAGGGTCTCAGTCATTCCGTGAACCAAAAGGTTGGTTAACGTATTTGGGTCATCACTGTGCGGTTTCCTGGGTCATGTATAGGTTGGGGAGGTGCAAAGGTAACAATGCACAAAAATCCTAATTGTGGATCTGCCCGGTTCACAAGTACATGACGTCCAGACATGAGTGATCATGTTTGGGTTCCCCTCCTGCAATTAGCCCACTAGTCCTTGTCCTTCTTTATCCCTATTGGGAAGCATCTTTGCTCTTATCAGAGGTGTGGAACATGTGGGGCGAGGAGGAGAGCTGGCCAAGCCAGATCTGTTCAGTCTTACTTCGACTGTCACAGGGGTACGCGCAAACCGTCCATTCCGTCCGAACGACGGGGAGCGGCAGGGTCCCTTGGGACTAAGGAAGTATCAGTGTGACCTTACTTATGTGGTGAGAATGAAAGCTGGAATACGGCGCATACTTACCGCCTCTATGTAGGGTGCCCGCTACGTTAGCTGGTACACACTATGCAGAGCTTCTGTACGGATGGTATGTTCCGACCTTATTGCAATAAGAACTAGCTAAGTCCTTAAGAAAGGCTTTTCTGGATCGGGACGGGGTCATCACGACGTTGCCTGTAGTTGATGTGAAACCAGCGAGGTTAACTACCGACTCTATCAAGAGCGCCTGCGGCCCCTTGCGGTACTTGTATCGCGTAGGGAAACCGAAGGTGAAACAGCCTTTACATCCATTTAGGACATTTAGGTAGTCGAAATATGAAACTTATACTGCAGAGTCTTAGACTCAAACAGCAAAGGATAATAACTCGACCTGTTTCATGGCGTCCAGATTTAAAAGTCTGGAGACACTGGCTCAAACCCGGGATTTCCTGGGTTCGGCTGGTGTCAGGGAAAGTATCTCGCTCGAGAATCATTCAACTAGCGCAATTCGCTAAAGCATGCGTGTCCATTGGTAAATCACAAGGTCGTAAAGGCCTGGTCATGTACTTGAAAGTCTGTAATGTCTGCCTTATGCAGGCATTACCTGGAGGTCTACTGTCTTTCCACTCACGGAAGATTGGAAAGGTTGCAGTAGCCCGGTCTCGGGATGGACTCCCACGGATTATGCCCGATTTTGTTCGGAGACAGATCCGCTCTGGAAACAGAGAGACAATCCAGTTATGGTTGACATTCTTCGGGATGTACCGTGTGATACCCTGTAAGGGACGTCCTAATTTCTCAACGATCTTAGGGCCAGGTCGGGCGTTAAGCCCGACTTTCCTTACTGAGTGGCGAGCGTTCATTCGCGGACCATTCTTAAATGGGATTCAGTTACACACGGGGGAGAAGGTGAAAGGGATGGGAACATCCTTACTAACCAGACCCGAGCCGTTTGTGATCTCTTCAGTATCCGCTGACCGATTTGAGGACCCGGCCATCAGCCAGATGGTCTCGGAACTCAAGGCTGCCAAGAAAAGAGTACCTGCTTGGCTACAAGGAACTCCTACCAGTTACGCACACAGATTCTCTTCTGCCTATTTGTGGAGTAAAACTCCAGGCAAAGAAGGATTTGGGTCTTTAAAGACGAATCTATTACTGAACTACCTGGAACTTGTTCCAGGTGGCGCAGGAACGACTCAATCTTTATATACCAAGCTTCTAGACACTGCCACGTTTTACTGGCAGGCCCGTTCGGTGAATCGTTCGCAAATAACGAACGCCCACGGATACGGTAAGAATGTCTGCGGACGTCTTGCCCTCCTAGAGGAAGCAGCTGGTAAGATACGAGTTGTAGCCTTGGCGGACCCCTGGACCCAGTGGGCTCTTCATCCACTACACGAGTGGCTCTTCAAGATCTTGAAAGAGATCCCACAAGATGGAACGTTTGACCAGCTTAGGCCGGTCGAGCGTTTATTGAAGAGGGTAGACGTACAAACAACGATCTACTCTTATGATCTGAGCTCTGCTACAGATCGTATACCCATTAAAATCCAGGAGGTTCTGCTCGCAGAAGTGTTCGGCGAAGACTTTGCGCAAGCATGGTCTGAGCTATTGGTTGGTCGACCCTATGTTATCCCTTTACGGGTAGCACGAGAGCAAAACGTTGGAACTCGGTTCCTCCGTTATGCGGTAGGTCAACCAATGGGGGCATACTCATCGTGGGGTATGCTCGCCCTTACACATCATGCAATGGTACAATTTTCCGCAATGAGAGCGGGTTACAAAGGTTGGTTTGACCTGTACAGTGTACTAGGTGATGATATTCTCATCGCTGACGACATGGTCGCCAAGAAGTACCGAACCTTGTGCCGATATCTCTCAGTTGAGATTGGCCTTGCTAAAAGTCTAGTGTCTCGCAAGAAAACTTGCGAGTTCGCGAAACGACTCTTCGTTGAAGGGTCTGACTTATCAGGCTTACCAGTTAAGTTTTGGGCAGCTGCCCAATCTCAATCTGGTGTAGCCTGTGCCTTAGCAGCGTGGGTCTCAAAGGGGACACTGTCCAACTTTGTTCGGGCTCTTGGTGCAGGTTTCAGAAGCGCTTCAAAAGTCTCTTCAGCACGTTGGGGCAAATTGCCTCAGCGGGTTCGAGCACTTTGCGTATCTCTGACGAATCCTGTTATGGGAGCTCGGTTTGCATTCTCTACATGGCCTGAATGGCTATGGTCCGAGTCAGCCGACATTAGTCGCCCTATGGAGGGAACTAAGTTAGCTGACCTTGGGCCATTCTGCACTTCTGTGCAGAGCGTCTTAGTCGATCCAGCAATGGAAGCGCTCGAGGGACTCCAAGAAGACTTGTTCTTTACGGAGAAAATCGAGGATCCGGTAACACGGGTTACTGATGCCGCAGCAAACAAGGCCATGGTGAGCGCTACAAACTCTCTCGAACTTGCTTCGAAAAGTTTACGTCACCTCCAGGGACTTAAGATCAAGCTAAGCTTGGTTCAGATCTCTGCGATTATTAGTCAGATATGGAAATCTGTTGATAAGGCAGGATTGGTCCCGTTGCCTTCCACGAAGGCAACTGTACGGCCAGAAATGGATCCGCTAGCCATTAGGGTCTCTTCGGTTTATGCTCATTGGGAACGGTTGCGGAAACGCTTACATTCCCTAGATTCGTCTCTCGACGCCTCTATGAGGGAGTTTACCCTCAAACAAGCTAAGCCGTATATTGATCCTAAGGCACCTCCTCAGAAGAGCATTGCTCCCCCAGAGGATGTCTCTGATGACGAGGAGGGGTGGATCTAATTTCTGGAGTAGTCTTAGGACCCCGGAACGAGGTTCCGTAGGTTATGAATAAAGGGCAGCCACTTTACTAGCACCAAAGTGGATTAAGATACTTCCCAAATACTAACTGGTTGACCCAAGGGTCTTTCCAGGAAACAGTTGAGTGCATCCTAAGCACCATGGCACCG